AGTTCTCTTAGTGCACGTATACCAGTTCCAACAGGGGCAGTAATACCTATAACTCTCATTAGATTTTGAACAAATCCACTCAAATCTGGAACATAGTTAAAGTTGCGTTTGTTATAACGATCAATTCCAGTAGCATCTATAACTATTTTACCATCAGAAGTAGAACCAAGTATAGTTATTGTTTTTGGGGTCTCAATCGGTCCTGTTATTTCTATATTTCCATTCTTAATATAGTTGAATGTAGTTTTAGGATCTTGTACACCTCCTGTATCAGAAACTTTTAGAAAGTCTCCAACTACTTCATACGTTGTTGTTGACATATTCATTTATTATACACTGCGACGAGTTTTACGCGCCTTCTTGGATAGTGATTTACGAGCCTTTTTGCTTCGTGACTTACGACCACCCTTTTTGAGTCCTCTTACTCCATGTATACCAGTTCCAACTGGATATAGAATGTCCCTCATTTCTTTCCAAACCTCTGGCTTCAATCCTATATGTTCACGCAGTAGTCCTTCTTCTGGGCTACCCAGTTGTTTCCATTTTTCGAAAGCTTTGGGTCCTTGATTCTTGAGGTCTGTCACAGGACCATCCCACTTGTAACCTTTCTCTTCATTCATCTTTTTCAACGAAGCATCCATTGCAAATGCTCGTCTGATATCGTCCTTGGGCATAAATTTGGTGTCTCCCACCTCAATAGTTGGAAGTTTATGTACAGACATTTATTTATACACTTCGAATAAACTCCCAGTTCAGGTAGTCGCAGATCTTCTTCCAGATTTGGTCGTGGGCGATCAATCGGTCTCGTGATTTCAACAATGGAAAGAACACCTTGTATTCGTCCAACTCCAACAGCTCAAAGAACTTGTAGAGGATGTACGAGTAGCTCAAGAAGTTCGTGCGGTCGTTCGGGCAGTACAGCAGAAAAGGAGCCTGAATATCTTGAAACATGGCTCGTATTTTCTCTTCAATTTCGGGGGTAATGGTGGGAGGTGGATTCCCATTGAGGCGAGAGAGGATGTGGGCCCTGTGCTCATAATACTTAGAACGATTGAGTTTCTTCAAAATGTGGCGTATATCCTCTTCCGTCAAATCTGCAATGTTGTGGATTCGACGCTTGCGGAGTTCCATGATGACCTCGTTCATCACATCTTCGGGAATGATGGTCGATTCCTTCGCTTGAAACTGGTTCAAGATTTCATTGAGATGGTTAATCTTCTTGTATGCATAGTTATTGCGTTCCTTCGGTGGGTCACGGAAACTCGGAAAGTCTGAGACAACCAACGCATACTCTTCGGAGCCACATCGAGGACAGACCAAAATACCTTCGGATGAGATTTCCTCGCGTGCGACATTACACTGGACGCAATGCTCCGTCAATAACTGAACGACCTCTGGACCACTCGACAACTTCATGCGTTGGACGTACTCATCAAACATCTGTTTGCGAGACAGACCATTCTCGGAGGGAACGGATGCACTGAAAAATTTGAGGAAGGTATTGGCGTCTTTGGACTGCAAGATAGGCGCATTGACCGAGGTATCTTGTTTCTTGTAATACTCGTCTAGCAAGTCCATGTTTTTCAAGTAATACTCTTCCACGGGTTGTGCGTGTTCCAACTCGTCTTGAATTTCACGAATGCGGTCTTGTAGATGATTTGCCTTCACAATGTCGTTAATATCATTCGTAGAACATAGGCGTGATATTTCCGTTTGTAAGCGGTCTAGCTCTTCCCGCAGGCTCTCCTGCTTGATTTTGGAGTCCTTGAGTGTTTGAACGATTCCCTGGTGTAAAGAATCGAGAGTACCTGTCGCGATAGATGTAGTGGGGCTGTCCCGTGTTTTCCGAATCTTGAACACGTCCATTTACAAACTCTTTCACCTGGTTCATGAAGACTGGATTGTGAAGGATACAGGGTCGTTGGCGACGCACTGAAGAGACTAAATGATTGAATTCCATGCCCAAGTTCTTACATGTATACGCCAATGCAAGAGACGCAGAACGATTCATACCGGCTTGGCAATGAACATAGACCATTCCCGTTCCCTCTCGTAAGAACTGATGAAGTGTGGATTCAAATTCAGGATACCAGTCTAGAATGTTCGTCTCCAGTGAATCCACTGCATTCAACACTTTGTATTTGGATGGAAATCGGCTTCTCCACCAATACGGAGAGAACTCGTCAAAGGAGCAGTTGATTACATGGGTAATCCCATACTTTTCAACAAACGCCGGTGTTAAGAATACCCCAGGTCCAACCAAGATGCGAGGATGGAAAAACGCTGGAGGTTCACGAAGGTAGGTCGGTGAAAACAGAAGCGAAATGAGGGACATTGTGTTATTCTGTTTTCTTATTTGTAAGCATGTGTTACAGTGCAGATGTATCGTTTACGACCTGGGTCTTTGGATTAGCCTGTTCACTGATTCTGGCTCAACAGGGAAAACCTTACCTCTTTCCGTTAGTGGTTTCTCAAATGCAGCTTGTAGAGGGATTACGGTGGTCGGAGTCTGTGGATGAACGAGTTCTTTCGGTGATGGGAAAGCTGGCGTTGTTCGCTCAACCTGTAGCGGCTTTCTATGAAGCAAAAAAGTATTCGTTTATTCTTCCATACATTGTGATTCAATCCATCACTGAATTTCTGTATGGATCACGAGACCTTCGGTTTGTCGTTGCAGACGATGGACATTTCCAATGGAAGTGGAGTTTTGACCCCTTCTCGTTCGAAGGACTCCCGTATTGGATAGGTCTGATTTTGGGAACATACTTTCTGTTGCCGCGTGAACTAGGACTCATTCTAGCGGGTCTTCTGGTGTATTTCAATGTAGTTCATGGACCGTATCACACCCATGGCTCACTGTGGTGTACATGGGTGAATATCATGTGGGTCTACTACATGTTGCGTTAATGCCGGCTACACCGCACCCGCCAAAGGTGAGCCCTTTTGCTATACGGCACGGACAGGGTGGGTTTAACGCTTCGTTCCAGCCAAGTTTAGCAATGTGTTCCATGGTTCGCATCGTCCATCCATACGAACCTCCGCTATGTCCTTGATACTTCATGGCTGCATTGATACGGTCAAGGTTTGGATGGGTTGAAAACACAAAGCCTTTGTCTTTGTCTGGGGTATAGGTCTTCATCCAGTCCCAAAGGTCACAAGCCGTAATGGCTTGGTAAGCGTCGGTCAAGAGTTCGCGTTCGAGTTTAGAATAGTGAGGTGGGAAAGTCTGCATTGTAGAGGGGGGATGTCCAACACTTTCCCCAAACTGAATCCATTTTTTATCCGAGGATACTCGAGATGAACCCATTCAAAAGGTGTGCGATAATGACTGCAGCAAGACCTAATACACCTGCACCCGTCCAGCTGACGACTCCTGAACCGGTGTAGGCATTCGGAACATATTGAAGAAGCATGTTACGAGGAATAGATAACGAAATGATGCCTGCTGCAAGGAAGAAGGCAATGTACAGGCTGGCTGAAGAAGCCATCCAGCGCATCGCGGGTAGTGTGGGTTTGAAAGAAGGAGCCATGGTCGAGTAGCCAGGTGACGGGATGCTAGGCATCGGAATCACAGGGGGCTGCGACTGAGGTCCTTGGGGGTTTGCATTCAACAGAGCGTCGAGAGATGTAGAATCGTCCATTGTTTATTCATTAGACGGGTTTTCACACGATGCATCTTCCACGCGGTATCGGTAGCATTTACCGTCCACCTTGACGACCTTGTCGGTTGTGTCTTTCAAGGGAATTCCCAAGGTGAGCACCGTGGAGTAGTTGCGGTGAAACAGGATTGCCGCAATCCCGAGTCCAATGATGAATGAAAAGAAAGGAGAGGCTCGTTCAATCACTTGGGCGAGGTGAATCATTGTTTCTTACTGAGACTTGCGAGTAGATTCAATGAATCTGGTTCGGACACACATGGAACTTCCACTGCATCGAATCGAACACATCCCGAGTCGGTATGGTAGATACTTGAATCATTCGGTTGAGGCATGGAGACCTTCTTTCGGGTCGGTGGAATCAAGACGGTTGAAATCAACAATCCAACAATCAACCCTGCGACGAGCCATTTGAGTTGAATCATTCCTTTACTATGTTGTCCATAAATGCTCTGAATCCAAAGTATCCTAGAATGATGAGAAACCCTGTGCCTGGAAACATTACCGATGCAGCTGCACCTGCATAGGCAACGATACGGAAGTAATCCTTTCCAGTGTCTGCGGCTTGACGCATAAACACCGCATACACGGCTACGATTCCAAACACATAAATGAAGGTGCTTAACACAATCGTAATCAATGAAATGGCTCGGTTCTGGAATTCGGAAGGAGTGGGAAGTGCGAGAATTGCATCTTTATCCGACGCCTTGTCTCCCAAGATGTTTTCAAGACGAAACTTCTGACCTGCGGGTGTAATCAAGGTCTTTCGTTTACCATTCTCGACAATGTTGACCGTCAATCGTTCACCTTTAATCACACCTTTTCCGAGGTCTTCCAACTCTTTTTCTTTGAGTCGTTCCTGACTGAGTTGTAGCTTCTTGGCTTCCAAGCACTTTTGGTCTGCTTCACCTCCACACCCTTTGACTGCTTGTTCGCGGATTTTCTTTTCATCCTTACTGTCCAAGGTCGTTTCAGGAGCCGCTTCAAAGGTAGGTTTCAGTTCACTGTTGGAAGTCACATCCAAGATACCTGCAGTGATTTTCTTTGCTAAACTCTTTGTGATGTTTGCAAAGGCCTTTTCGTCGCCATAATAGGCGGATTCTAAATAGACACCACTCATTATTATGAAGCGAATACAAGATTGCCCAAGCCCGATACGATGCGGAAGAAGTTGATAGATTCTACATAGACTCCGACATTGTAGGTGAAGGTAAAGATCACTGTATCATTGGTTTGAACGACGGTTGTAATCGTTCCAGGAGGGTACAACAACTTCCCTGTTTTAGGATCCGTCAAGTTCACATTGGCTGCTGGAATCACAGTTGGATTTGGACTGAACAAGGTCGAAGTTAACACGCAGACCGTAGTAGACGTATTCGCTCCATCTGGATTGACCGACAATGGAAGAGGCTGTTGAAGCGTCAATCGCAGAATGATCTTATTGAACATACTTCCATTCACAGCACCTGAAGGTTGATAGGAGGTATTGTCCAACGCAAACGAATACATGTAGACACCTGGTAGTCCTGTAGTTTCACCAGTGGTATGGCGATACATCTGCAACAATGAAAAGAAGGGTAACGGTTTGGGTTGAATACGTTCCTTTCCATCAAAGAGAATGACTCCATCCGTCATTGGATCACGAGGATACACTGAAGTGACTTGTTGTTGTCCAGAAGAATACAAGGCTGTATCCACATCTGTACTAATTGCAGACCAGGGTGCTCGATTCGTAGTGGTCCAGTTTGTGTAATTGTCCCAATCGTTCAACAAGACACGGTCCGAGCGTTGAGACGAAAACACGATACGAGTCACCAAGTTGAACATGGGAATTTCCAAATCGGTATTTCCGCCAAACTGTCCTTCCTTATTCACATACTTCACCGTCTTGACCAAAAAGGTCTGGTCGGCTCGTGCTAATTGGTTCATCTCCATTTCCGTTAAATAGATGAAGTTACCTTCAATGTACGGGTCTGGAAACCAAGTGGTGATCGTTGGATTGCTAGCCACACCTGTCGACAAGGGTGGACTCAAAAAGAGACCGAGTGGATAGTTGACTGGACGAACACGCTGTCCATACGTTGGATTGGTGGAGGTTCCAGATACATCACCTTGTTGCGATGTTAAGCTCGTAGTAACTCCTGAATTTGCAACTGTGAACGTGTTGGAGAGCGGTGTGGATGCAATCGTTACGTTGCTCAAGTTGAAGGTTGCATCCGTCAAGTTTGCAATGGTAACTATCTGTCCAGCGATAAGACCATGTGCACCCGAGGTTGTATAGGTAATGATGTTTGTTGCG